CAGCTGGACAGGCTGCCATGAATGCTGTTATGGCAGCTAATCCAATTGGCTTGGTTATTGCTGCAATTGTGGGATTGGTTGCAGCCTTTGTGATCCTGTGGAATAAGTCAGAAGCATTCAGAAACTTCTGGATTGGCCTGTGGGAAAAGATCAAGGAAGCTGCTTTAATTGCTAAAGACAAGATTTCTGAATGGATTGAGATCATCAAAGAAAAGATTCAGGAATTCAGTGATAAGGCCGGTGAAATTAGAGATAGCATTATTGAAAAATGGGAAAACATTAAATCCAAAACTGAAGATCTGAAAAACAAGGTTGTTGAATTCTTTGAAGGAATCAAAAGCGGAATTCAAGAAAAAATTGACAGTGCTAAAGAAAAAGTATCTGAAGCAGTTGAAAACATAAAAGAATTTTTAAGTTTTTCAGGCTTAAAAGAAAAGGTTGAAGGCCTTTTCAATGACATCAAAGAAAAGATCACATCACCAATTGAAAAAGCAAAAGAACTTGTCACAAAAGCAGTTGACAAGATCAAAGGCATTTTCCCTATTAAGCTTGGTAAGATCTTCAGTGGCATCAAGCTTCCACACTTCAATATTTCAGGTGGTGAAATACCATGGGGTATTGGTGGAATGGGAACAAAACCATCTGTTGATATTGACTGGTATGCACGTGGTGGTGTTATCAAAGGTAAAAGCATTATTGGTGTTGGCGAAAATGGCGCAGAAGCAGTTGTACCACTTGAAAATAACACGCAGTGGATCACCAAAGTTGCAAGGGAACTGGTAAGGCAGATCAATGCCATCAGTAATGTTGTGCGTGGTAATGTGGCTGGTGTTTCACCTGCTGGTGAAGTTGTCAATACACAGAATGTGACATTCAATCAGACAATCAATTCACCAAAAGCAGTTGACAGGCTGACGCTGTACAGGGAAACCAATGATCTTCTGTTTAGTGCGAAAGTGAGGTTGGGCAATGTATGAATTGATACTTGAAAATGCTGCAGGTGATCAGCTTACATTTAACCAGAATTCACCTTTCACCATAACAGAAATCACTGGTTTGAATCCACCTACAGCAACAATCAACACAAGTCAGCTTGCACTGATTGATGGTGGAAAGTTCAATTCCTCAAAGCTGAATATGCGCACTATCAACATTGCTTTTGCTATTGAATATCAGGCTGCAAAGAACAGGATTGCTGTGTACAGAGTGCTGAAGTCAAAGCAGTACATAAAAATGTATTACAATGGCCAGTACAGAAAGGTGTTCATTGAAGGCTATATCAATTCAATTGACATATCATATTTTGCAATAAAGCAGATTGTAACGTGCAGCATCCTGTGTCCAGCACCATACTTCAAAGAAGCACAGATCATTGTCAATGAACTGCTGAACATCATCAGTGCTTTCCACTTTCCATTCAGCAGCACTGAAGATCCACAGCTGATGTTTGGTTATATCAGCAATGATGTTGGAATCGTGATTGAAAATGATGGTGATGTGGATTGTGGCATGATCATTGAATTGTATGCCAGAACTGCAGTCAGCAATCCAAAGATCTTTAATTACATTACAAAAGAATTCATTGGCCTGAACTACACCATGCAGCAGGCAGATCTGATTACGATTGACACAAGGCAAGGACAGAAATCTGTCACACTGCTGCGTGGTGGTGTGACATATAACCTATTCAATTATGTGATCAAGAACAGTACATGGCTGCAGCTGCCTGCCAATGGTGGCACATTTGTGTATGAAGTTGGTGATGGATATGATGCTGCAGATCTGTCAGTAACATTTAACCACTATAATCTTTATGAAGGTGTATGATCATGATGATTCCAGTAATAATGGATACCAATTTCAAAAGGCTGAAAACGATTGATTATTACATATCATTCATCTGGACAACACGATATTACAGCGCAGGTGATTTTGAATTGTGTGTGCCTGCTGACAGTGATATTTCAGTGTTCCAGAAAGGTTTTTATGTGGTGCGTGATGATGACGAAAACACAGGCATCATTGAAGATCTGAAGATTGAACGCACTGAAGACGGAAAAGAAATGCTGATCATTAAAGGCAGATTCCTTTCTGCGATCCTTGAAAGAAGGATCATTGCTGTTCAGACAACTGTGAATGGAACGATCAGCGCATGTGTAAACAGGCTGATCACTGAAAATGTAGTAAATCCATCAATATCAGCAAGAAAAATTGATGGTTTTGTGATCGGACAACATGCGATCAGCACAACCATGAATGCACAGTACACTGGAAAGAACCTGCTTGAAGTCATTGGTGATATTTGCAAAACATATGGTGTTGGTTTCAAGACAGTTCTGAATGCTTCAAACCAGTTTGTGTTCAATCTGTACACTGGTGTTGATCATACATATGATCAGAATATACTGCCATATGTCATATTCAGTGATAAGTATGATAATTTGCTTTCAAGTGACTATGAAGAAAACTATCAGAAGATAGCAACTGCTGTTCTGGTTGCCGGTGAAGGACAGGGAACTGACAGAAAAACACTGTGGGTGACTGATGGCAAGACAGGCCTGAACCGGTTTGAAATGTACAAGGATCAGCGGAACATTCAAAGTGATAATGGACAGATTAGTGATGCTGAATATGATGATCTTCTTGAAGAAGAAGGAAAAGAATGCTTGACACAGTATACTGCAGCATTCACTGGAACTGTTTATTTTGACAATGTAAAATACAAGGAAGATATAAACGTGGGTGATCTGTGTGTGATTGAGAATTCCAGATGGGGAATTTACATGAACAGCAGATTAGTGGAAGTGATTGAATCTGTTTCTGAAACTGGTGAATATAAGATTGTGCCAACATTTGGTGTGTGAAAGGTGGTTGAACAATGGCGATCAATAGTTATTTTTTCAATGCAGTTTTATCTGGTGGTGTTTATGACAGGCTGTACAATGCTGAAGATATGACATCATATCTGGATCTGCTTGTTGGTAATGGTGTTTTTCCTAATCCATCTACACAGCTGCAGGTGCGTGCTTCCACTGGCATGGATGTGATTGTTGGTGCAGGTTCAGGCTGGATCAATGGACACAAGATGGTCAATACAGCAGATTACACATTGACTGTTGATAACAGTGATGTGCTGCTGAACAGGATTGATGCTGTGATATTTTATGTGGATCATGACACTAGATCAATGGGAATAGAGATCAAAACCGGTACTGTTGCGCAGAATCCTGTTTCACCTGCGCTTGTTCGTACTGATGACCGGTTTGAACTGTGTTTGGCGCAGATCAGTGTTCCAAAACAGGTAACAGATATTACTGCAGCCATGATTACTGACACACGTGGTAACAGCAATCTGTGTGGTTATGTTCAAGGACTGATCCAGCAGATGGACACCACCACAATGTTTCAGCAGTGGCAGGCAGCATTTGAATCTTGGTTTTCTGAAATCCAGTCAGAATTCAGATCTGGTCTTTCCATTAGGAAATATGAAGGTGTGTATGTCACACAGCAGGCCAATGAAGCAAGTTTCAATGTGAAAACTTATGTGCCACATTTTTCTTTTGCGTATGACATCCTTGAAGTGTTCATTAATGGAATGCACCTGAACAGCAATGAATTCACACTGTCAAATGACACTGTGACACTGGAAACACCTATTGAAGAAGCTGGTGCTACAGTCACATTTGTGGTTTACCAGTCAGTGAATACTGAAGAATAAAAAAGAATACCATATAGAACAACTGACTAAAGCGAATGTACCTATATGGTATTCAAAATCAAATTTATAAAGGCATGTCACAAAGCTTGGTGTGACGTGCCTTTTTATATGAAGTTCCAGTGAATTGTGATTTCATCACCATCAATATCAATGCGGTTTATCAGTTGTTCAATGATCGCACGCTTGTCATGAAGATCACCTGATTCCACCACTTCATCAAATGTGGATACAAGATGCATCACCTGATCTTCAGTGATCCTTTTACTGTTTGCCTTCAGTTTTTCCAGTTCCCTTTTCAGCTTGTTGCGCTGTTCAGAAAGTGGTTTTGTTTTCTGATCAAGTTCTTCCAGTGAATATGTTCCTAATCCGTACAGATCCATGAACCTTGACAGCTGCGCACCAATGGACTTGATCTGGCTTTCAATGGCATGGATATTTTTCACTTCATCATCTTTGGCAGCATCTTTCTTCAGCATTTTGATGTATTCAGGATCAATGGCAAGTTTCTTGATTTCACCAAAGATATAACCATCAAGTTCTTCCATGCGATAATTTTTGTTCTTGCAGTTTGGATCTTTGATCATGATTTTTGTCTTTTTGTGCCTGCTATAGCATCCATAATTCAGATGAAAACCATATTTGGCAGTGCCAGTTTTGTATTTGCTATAACGTGCGCCACACCTTGCACAGTATATGAATCCAGATAGATGCGTTGATACTGCTTCAATTCCTATCTTCTGTCCAGTTTCTTCAAACCTGCGTTTCTTTTCTTCAATGATTTCCTGTGCTTTTTCAAATGTATCTTCTTCAATGATGGCATCATGCAGGCCTTTGATCCATTCATCATTGTGCTTTTGATATCCACAATATGTTTTGTTTCTCACCATATAGCGCAAATTACGCAGATCTATTTTGCCATTCCTGTATGTGTGGCCTTTTTCAGACAGATCATTGCGGATCTTGTAGAATGTATCACCTTCAGTGAAGGCCTTGAACACTTCTTTGACAATCATTGCTTCATATTCATTCACAACTAGTTTTTCAAGTGCTGCTTCATAATCATAACCAAAAGGTACAGTTGCACCACCACGCCATTTCCCTTCTTTGATCCTTGCTTCAATTCCCATGGACATGCGCTCTTTTATCTGTTCCCTTTCAAGCTGTGCGAAAACTGCCAGTATTCCCACCATAGCACGACCAAAAGAAGTGGATGTGTCGAATTTTTCTGACATGCTTTCAAAGTCACAGTTATTCTTCAGAAAGATGTCTTCAATCAGTTCCAATGTGTCTTTCTGGGATCTTGACAAACGATCCAGCTTATATACTGCTACCTTGTCAATCTTTCCTGCAATGATGTCTTCAATCATATCCTGCAGTGCAGGCCGGTTCATATTAGCACCTGAATGGCCTGCATCAGTGTAGATCTTGACAACCAGCCATTCATGTGCTTCAGCATACTTTTTCAAGCGGTCAATCTGTTCTTTGATTGAATATCCTTCTTTGGCTTGTTCCTGTGTTGATACACGCACATACAGTGCCACACGTATTTGTTTCTTTACATAGTCAGTTGTTTTAGTTTTTACCATTAGTTATTCATCCTTCTTTTAATAGATTGTTGTAATAGGCAGCAAGCCTTTCTTGCTGTCTTTTTCTAATTTCCATTGCTGTGTCCAATGTGCTGATGATCAGATACACATCTTCTTTTGTTGCTGGTTGATCATCAATGGTCAATCCATCTGTATTCAGCAGTTTCTGTGTCAATTCAAACAGAATATCTTCAATTCTGACTGAATCTGTATTGTGTCTTTCAATTGGCACAATGTTTCCTTCAGCAAGATCATCAGCTTTTATTTCTAATGCCTGACAGATCTTGATGATGTTTTGAACATTTGAATTATCAATACCACGTTTTAGAATGGTGGTCATTGTTGAATAAGGCATGTCTATTTCTTGTGTAAATTCACGCAAAGATCTGTATTTTGACAGTATAAAATCCTTCAATTTTTCTTCAGTTGTCATATCAATCACCATCCTTTCGAAAAAAATATTAACACATTATTAACGAATAAACAATAATCATTAACGAATATGCGTTAGACAAATAATGGAATAATTAGCGCAAATGCGTTTACAGTTATTGACATTGGCGATAATACGCTTATAATATAATTCAAGTTAGCGAAAATCCAGTATTAACCAAACGAAAGACGAAAATACGCTAACAATCTACAGAAAGGAAGGAATGAAGCGATGTTTGAGAATGTAAGGATCGAACTTGTGCGTAAGCACATGACCATGCTTGATCTGTCTGAAAAGACTGGTATACGGTATCAGACACTTTCAGAAAAGATGCGTGGCAATTCACCACTGCTTCTGAAAGAAGCAATTGCGATCAAGAAAGCATTAGAAGTGGATATGCCACTTGAAGAACTGTTCAGTGTGCAGGTGATGTCATGAATGATTGCAGAATTTTTCCAAAGTTTCCGAAATCAGTTTATGTGATTTTTCCACATGATGATTCTGGAAACATTGCAGGTGTTTATGTGGGTGCATCAGGAAATGCATCTGAAAGAATCAAGATGCATTTGAATGACAGGCATTCACAGAAAGAATTGCATGACTTGATGCGCAGAAATGGTTTCAAGTGGTTTGTTGTTGATTCAATTGAAAATCATTCTGATTTACATCTTGAATTTGATTGGATGGATTTTTTCAAACAGAATACACAACTGCATCTGTTTAATGAAAGAACACAGTACCACAAACCAAACTGGCGCAGGATTGGTGGTGAAGCATCATGATCACCATTAAGCATGTGCTGAAGGATGGCACACAGGTTGACAGTATTGAAGGCAAAGTGATTAAAGCAGATCAACATGAACTGCTGTATGAAATCATCAACAGAATACAGAAAGAAGGTGATCAGAAGACAGATGAAGCTGTATGAACATCAGAAGGAAGGACTGGAAGCAGTCAAGGATCTTGATCATGTTGCATTTTATTGGGATATGGGATTAGGCAAGACATTTGCAGGATCTGAAAAGCTGATGCAGCTTGGTGCAATGGTGAATCTGGTTGTGTGTCAGAAGTCAAAGATTGATGACTGGTATCAGCATTTCAATGATAACTACAATGAAAAGCTTCTTATCTTTGATTTGACACATGAAGGAATGATAAAAGCATTTTTGCATGATGTGCATGAAGATCCATGGACAGAAATTGTTGGCATCATCAATTATGATCTGCTTTGGCGCAGGCCTGAACTGCTGAAGCTGAAGGATTTCACATTGCTGCTTGATGAATCATCACTGATCCAGAATGAAACTGCAAAGCGGTCAAAGTTCATCTTGAAGATGCAGCCAAAGAATGTGATTTTGCTTTCTGGAACACCAACAGGTGGCAAGTATGAAAAGCTGTGGTCACAGATGCATCTGCTTGGTTGGCCTATCACAAAGAAGATGTACTGGAATCAGTTTGTGAATGTTGAATACCTTGACACTGTTGGCAGATCCATTCCGATTGTGACTGGATACAAGAACGTGCAAAGGCTAAAACGCAAGATGCACATGTATGGTTGTCAGTTCCTGAAGACAGATGATGTGTTTGATCTGCCAGCGCAGAACTTCCAGAAGATCAAGGTGGATTCTTCCAAAGAGTACAGGCAGTTCAAAAAAGATAGAGTTGTGACGGTTCACACAGGTGTTTTTGATGTGTTGATTGATCATGATTGGGAAGGGAAATCATACAGTGATTTGCATGAACTGGTTGGTGACACAACACTGACAAAGATGCTATATGAACGGATGCTGTGTGGAATTTATAGCAAAGCGAAAATGAAAGCGTTTACAGATCTTATGGACAGCACTGCAGACAGGCTGATTGTTTTCTATAACTTCACAGCAGAACTGGAAGCACTGAAAACCATCTGTGACAGCGTAAGAAGGCCATACAGCGTGGTTAATGGCAAGGTGAAGGATTTGACTGCATACGACACAAAAAGCGATTCTGTGACATTTCTGCAGTATCAGGCCGGTGCTATGGGACTAAACCTGCAGAAGGCCTGCAGAATGGTATTCTTTACACTTCCACTATCCAGCGAACTGTACGAACAGGCAAAGAAGCGCATACACAGGATTGGACAGGAAAAGCCATGCTTTTACTATCAGCTGATCTGTAAAGGCAGCATTGAAGAAAAGATTCTTGCCACACTGGAAATGCGAAAGGACTACACAGAAGCCTTGTTTGAAAAGGATGGTTAATGATGCGAAAGAACAATGTAAAAAGTGTTCGATTGTATAGAATCTGGGTGGCAATGCGAAACAGGTGCAACAATCCAAAAACACAAAGATTTGTTGATTATGGTGGCAGGGGAATAACAGTTTGCAGTGATTGGAATTCATTTGAATCTTTTCAAAGTTGGGCATTATCACATGGTTATAATGACTGCTTGACAATTGACAGGATCAACAATGATGCAGGCTATTCGCCAGAAAACTGCAGGTGGGTGACAAAGGCTGTTCAAAACAGGAATTCAAGATCATGCACCATCGTTGAATACAAAGGTGAAAAGCATTGTATCAAAGAATGGTGTGAAATTTTGAATCTTCCATATGGTTCTGTTATCAGCAGGCACAGATATGGATGGGATGCAACAAGAATGTTTGAAACACCATTTAGAAGCTACAGAAAAGCTATTTGAAAAGGATGATGCAGATTGACACAGCTTGAAATCTGGTATGCCATAGCGAACAGTGCGCTGAATTTCATCTTTATTTCCATCATCAGTGGAAATGGACAGAAGGCCACTGTGACTGACATGAAAACAGATCTGCGCACTACTAAAGAAGATCTGATGGCAGAACTGAAGGATTCAAGAAAGAACATCATTGAAATGTTGGAACTGATCGAAAAGCAACAGGAAGGAAAACAGAAATGAAGGCTTTAAAAGCAATAAGCACAATTGCATTTTTCATTGGCATCATGCTGGTGGCAGGTTCTATTGGTGCAGATGATGTTGCAGTTGCAATGCATCAGGCACACACGCTGGATCTGTGCAGTATCGTGGTTGGAATGCTGGCATGTGTTCCATTTGTGTATGTTCATGGGGTGATGTGATGCGTGAAAAAGATTTTGAAAAGCAGGTGAAAGAATACCTGAAAGAAAGCGGATGCTGGTTTTTAAAAACATGGTCAAATGGTGTGCAGCGTGAAGGTGTGCCAGATTTGCTGGTGTGCTGCAATGGGTATTTCTTAGGGATTGAACTGAAAGCTGCCAATGGTCATCCTTCAGAATTGCAGCTAAAGAACATCCAGTGGATCAGGAAAGCATATGGAATTGCAATTGTGCTGTATCCTGATCAGTTCGATGAATTCAAAGAACTGATTCATGACATGAATGAAATGATGCACTACACAGCATTTAACAAACAGAAACGATTTGATAAAGAGGAGTATTTTACATGAACGCACTTAGAAAGCTGGCAAGAACGGTTGCCAAAAACCAGATGAAGAAGAAAGGCATGGTGCAGATCTGCAAAAATGATCTGTCAAACAAAAGCCTGTTTGAACGCAGCACAGGCAGCTATTTTAGCAACCACTGGAAAGATGTTGTTAGGTACAGATAATGAATGTTCTGGTGGCATGTGAAGAATCACAAAGAGTTTGCACAGAATTCAGAAAGCGTGGTCATAATGCTTTTTCATGTGACATCACACCTTGTTCCGGTGGTCATCCAGAATGGCACATCATGAATGATGTATTGCCTTTATTGAATGGATACTGCACTTTTGACACCTGTGATGGCACATCACATCACATCACATCACAGTGGGATTTGATCATTGCGCATCCACCATGCACATTCATTTCAAACGCAGGTGCTAGATGGTTGTATGCAGGTGGAAAATTGAATGAAGAACGATATAAAAAAGGCCTTGAAGGTAAAGAATTTTTCATGAAATTCCTGAATGCTGACTGTGAAAAAATTGCAGTTGAAAATCCAATACCATCAAAAATTTACAATATCCCACCATACACACAAGTAATACAACCATATGAATATGGTGAACCATGGAGTAAAAAAACCTGTTTGTGGCTTAAAGGCTTAAAACCTTTACAACCAACAAATTATGTTGCTGATTACAAACCATATTGCAGCAGTGGCAGTTATTCCGGCACTCATGATCCTAAATTCAAAGGTGCAAGCAGAAAAGGTGGATCTGCGAAAAGTAGAAGCAAAACATTCATTGGTATTGCTAAAGCAATGGCAGAACAATGGAGCATTACAACAGAAAGGAAGAATTTTATGAACCTTTATGACTTAACAGGACAGTTTCTGCAGCTTCAGCAGATGCTTGAAGATCCTGATGCAGAAACAGATGTGATCAATGACACCATGGAAGCAGTTGAAGGTGAAATTGAAGTAAAAGCAGATGGATATGGCAAAGTGATCAGGAACATGGAAAGTGATCTGATTGGCATTATTGCTGAACAGGAAAGGCTGCGCATCAGAAGAAACCTTGTTGAATCCAATATCAAAAGGCTGAAAGAACACCTGCAGGAATCCATGATTGCTATTGGAAAGAAGAAGATCAAAACAGATCTGTTCACCTTCAACATTCAGAAGAATGGTGGAAAAGCACCTGTGATACTTGATGTGAAGGACACCAGTGAACTTCCTGATGAACTGGTAAGAATCAAAGAAGAAGCAGATCTGGATGCAATCAGACAGCTGATTGAAAAAGAAGGCACTTGCAAGTATGCGCACCTTGGTGAACGTGGCGAAAGTTTGAGGATCAAATAAATGGATGAACTGAAGATTTATAAAGCTGCATTTAACAGGATCAAAGAAGCACTTGATGATTGGGCATTGACTGAAAACAGTGAAAAAGAAGGCATCTGGCATGTGTCAGGAATTGTTGATGTAACACTGGAAATCTTGAAGGAAGTGAAGAAATCATGAAGATGTTTCTGGTTATTGTAATTTGCATTGTTGCACTGATCGTTTTGTTTCACTACAGAAAAAGAAAGGACAAGTGATTTATGGGACAGTTGGTTTTTATTTTAGGAAGATCTGGAACAGGAAAAAGTTATTCAATGCGTAACTTTCCGAAAGATAAACTGGCAGTTATCAATGTGCAAGGAAAGATGCTGCCATTCAAAGGTGCTTCTGCTATTGAACAGACACCAACAGATATCAGTGCAGATATATTGAAAGCACTGGACATATACGCACATGATTATAAATCAATTGTGGTGGATGATTACCAGTATGTGATGTCAAATGAATTCATGCGCAGATCTGCTGAAAAGGGATATGACAAGTTTACAGAAATTGCAAGACATGCGTGGGATATTGCAAATAAAGTCAGATCACTTCCAGATGATGTGATTGTGTACATCATGTGTCATACAGATAGAGATGATGAAGGCAATGAAAAGATCAAGACGATTGGCAAGCTGCTTGATGAAAAGATCTGCCTTGAAGGACTTTCCACAATCGTACTGAAAACCAATGTTTCTGATGGTCAGTATACTTTTCTGACACAGAATAATGGCAAAGATACAGTGAAATCACCTTTTGGCATGTTTCCTGCATATGCCATTGACAATGATCTGTGGTATGTGGATCAGAAGATTAGAAATTATTATGAATTCGCTGGATCTGCATCTGATGAAGCTGTGGCTGCTATGGATCAGGCAGTTTCAAAACCTGAAGTGACAAAGGAAGCAGCTGAAGGCAAGCGCAGAAGAAGATCCAGCACAGAACCAAAACAGGCTGATTCTGGTTCTAAAACTGCAGAAAAGCCTGCAGAACCTGCAGATAAAACCACAGATGAAAAGATGGCGCAGAAACAGAAGGAAGCTGAAAAAGCTGTTGCAGATGCTGTGAAAGAAGAACCTAAAAGGTTAAGAAGGAAAACAAGAAATGGCGAAAACAAAGAAAACCAGACTGAAGAAGCACCTGCTGAAGAAAAGAAAGAAGAAGCTGCAGCAGAACAGCCTGCAGAAGGCAGGAAGCGCAGAAGGAAAAAGCGTGATGCAGAAGTGAAAGCTGAACAGCAGAAAGAACTGGATGGATTTATGAACATTCCTGATGGAATTGACGATGATGAACTGCCTTTTAACTGATCAAAAGAAAGTGAGGAAATGACAGATGGCAATTGATTTTAGCAAGTGGAATGAACAGTTTGGTGGACAGCAAGCACTGGATGATCTGAAGAAGGCTGCAGAAAGCAGCAATGATTTTGCAGAACTTCCTGATGGTACATATCACTGCAAGATTGAAAAGCTGGAACTTGCAGAAAACAGTAAGCACAAACCAATGATCAAAGGTATGTTCAGGATCATTGAAGGCAGCCATAAAAAGCAGTGCCTGTTCTATAATCAGGTATTTTGCAGATCTGATTCTGGCAGTGCGTTTGGAATGCACAAAGGTTTGGAATTCCTGCGCAGCCTGCAGATCTTTGATGATTCAGAAGTTGATTTTGATGGCAACTATGCAGATTTCAATGATCTGTTGCTGGACATGGCTGAAGAAGCTGAAAGCAGTGGCATGACATTTGACATTAGCAAAGAAAAAGATGGAGATTACACCAGACTGGAAGTTGTTGAAGCATATGGTTGATCAAAAACTGTACAAGGCCACTTGAACAGGTGGCCTTGTGCTTTAGAAAGAAGGTGATTAATCTGCTGATATTTTATGATTTTGAAGTGTTCAAACATGATTGGTTGATGGTTGCAATCAATCCGCTGGAACAAAGGAAAACAATCATTATCAATGATCCTGAAAAATTGAAGGATTTCCACCTTGAAAATATGAAAAAGATCTGGATTGGATACAACAGCAGATCTTATGACCAATATATATTGAAGGCCATTCTGCTTGGTTTCAATCCAAAAGAAGTCAATGACTGGATCATCTTAAAAGGCAGAAAAGGTTGGGAATTCAGCAGCATGTTCAACAGGATCACGCTTTACAGTTATGACTGTATGAACAAATTTTACAGCCTGAAGCAGCTTGAAGGATTCATGGGTAATGATGTGCGTGAAACATCAGTGCCTTTTGACATTGAAAGAAAGCTGACTGAAGAAGAACTGCAGCAAACAGTGAAATACTGCACACATGATGTTGAACAGACAATGGAAGTATTTCTGCGAACCAAAGCAAACTTTGATGCGCATGTGAACCTGCTGAAAACATTCAATCTTGGTTTGAACAATATCAGCAAAACACAGGCACAGCTTTCTGCACTGGCACTTGGTTGCAGCAGGCAAGATTGGATGGATGAATGGGATCTGCAGTTTGTGGATACTTTGAAACTTGGTAAATATGCACACATAATGGACTGGTTTAAAGATCCTGCTAATCATGACTATTCCAACAGCCTGACAACAGATATTTGTGGTGTTCCACATGTGTTTGGTTGGGGTGGCATTCATGGCGCACCAGATCAGGCACTGCACAGAAAAGGACTGCTGTTGCATGTGGATGTCACTTCTTTTTATCCATCCATCATGATCAGATATGACATGCTTTCCAGAAACGTGAAGGATAAAGCTGTTTATAAACAGATTTATGATACACGTGTTGCACTGAAGAAAGCTGGAAAGAAAGCAGAACAAGCACCATACAAGATTATTCTGAACAGTACATATGGAATCTGTAAAGATCCATCTTCTGCTGCTTACGATCCTAGACAAGCAAACAATGTGTGTGTCAATGGACAGCTTCTGCTTCTGGATCTTCTGCAGAAATTAGAAGGTTATGTTGATCTGATCCAATCAAACACAGATGGATTGATCATTGCAATGCCAGAAAGATTTGAAGCAACAGATGATCTGGTCAATAAATGGTTTGATGCTGTTGATGACATTTGTTATGAATGGGAATCCAGAACAGGCATGACACTTGGTTTTGATGTCATCACAGAGATCTTCCAGAAAGATGTGAACAATTATCTTTTCAAGTTTGAAGATGGAAAGATTGAAAGAAAAGGTGCATGGCTGAAGGAATTGAATGATCTTGATTATGATCTGCCAATAGTGAACAAAGCTTTGGTTGAATACATGGTGCGTGGTGTACCAGTTGAAAAGACAATCAGAGAATGCAAAGAGTTGAAGCAGTTCCAGAAGATCGTGAAGGTTTCAAGCAAGTACCTGTGTGGGTGGCACAATGGTGAAAAGCTGCAAGATAAAACCTTCAGAGTATTTGCCAGTACAATTTCTTTTGATACTTACATTGGCAAAGTGAAGATGAAGAATGGCAATGAATCCATTGAAAAATTTGCAAACACACCTGAACACTGTTTCATCTGGAATGAAAACATCAATGGCCTGTTAGCACCACCAGATCTGGATAAACAATGGTATGTGGATCTGGCAAAGAAAAGGCTTGAAGCATTTGGAGTGTAACAGATGTATCAACTATTTAAAGGATATGTGCAAACAAAGAACAAACAATGCATCATGCCATTCAAAGGAAAATCATCTGATGAACTTCTGAACCTGCGTGATGCACGAAAGTGTTCTGAATATGCTGGAATACTAAATGATAACACTGTTTTGATTGATGTGGATGATCACAAACTGTCTGAAATACTGATGCAGATTGTTGAAGATAAACAGCTTTCATGTCGTGTTTATGAAACCACACGTGGCAAGCATTTTTTATTTCTGAATGATGGCAGGATCGAACACAACAAGACAAGCAGCACACTGGCATGTGGCCTGAAATCAGATATCAAGCTTGGCAGCAGAACATCATACAGCATTCTGAAATATAAGGATAAAGAAAGATCAATCATTTATGATATTTATCCTGATGAAGATTATGAACCTGTTCCAATGTGGCTGCTGCCTATAAAAGGCAAGATTGATTTTTTGGACATGGAAGAAGGTGATGGAAGAAACCAGAAGCTGTTCACATACATCCTGAAACTGCAGTCAAGTGGTTTCAGCAAGGATGAAGCAAGGGAAACGATCAGGATCATAAACAAACATGTGTTGAAAAATCCGCTGGAAGAAAAAGAACTGGAAACTGTACTGCGTGATGATGCCTTTCAGAAACCAGTTTTTTATAATGGTAAAACATTTTTACATGATCAGTTTGGTCAATTTCTGATTAGTGAATACAATATCATAAAAATTGGTGGTGTTCTGCACTATTACAAAGATGGTGTTTATGTGCCAGCGAACCTTGAAGGCCTGATGATCAAGCACATCAAGAACCTGAAGCAGAACCAAAGAAAAGAAGTTCTGTCATTCCTGAATGCGTATGTTGACAAAAATGCAAATGTATGCAGTGCCAATTACATTGCTTTCAAAAATGGTATTTATGATGTGGCTGCAGATACACTGGAAGAATTCAGCAAAGACAGGATCATGACCAACAAGATCAACTGGAACTATAACAAAGAAGCATACAGTGAAGTGGTGGATCATGTGCTGAACAGCCTTGCCTGCGATGATCACCAGATCAGGATGCTGATTGAAGAAGTGATTGGTTACACTTTTTACAGAAGGAACGAACTGCGAAAAGCATTCATGCTGAAAGGAAAAAGGCACAATGGCAAAAGCACATTCCTTGATATGATGGCACACCTGCTTGGTGAAGAAAATATCAGTGCGCTGGATCTGGGTGATCTGTCACATGAATACAAGGCAGCTGGATTGTTTGGAAAACTTGCAAACCTTGGTGATGATATTGAAGATGAATTCATACCATCAGCAGGAATCTTTAAAAAGATTGTTTCAGGTGATCGGATGAATGCTAATGTGAAGTTTGCAGCACCAATTGAATTCAATCCATACTGCAAGCTGATCTTCAGTGGCAACACTATTCCTAGATTAGGCCGTGGGCGTGATTCTGATGCGATCATTGACCGGTTGATAATAGTACCATTCAATGCATCTTTCAATAAAAACACAGCTGGTTTTTCACCTTTCATCAAGTACCAGCTGCGCAGTGAAGAATGCATGGAATACCTTGTGAAGATCGGTATTGAAGGCCTGAAGCGTGTTCTGCAGAATAACAGCTTCACCACTTCTTCTGCAACTGATAATGAACTGGCAGAATATCAGGAAGCACTGAATCCAATCATCACATTCTTTGAAGAAATTGGTGATGGTATGGAACATGAACCAACAAGAAAATGTTACAGGTTATATGACCAGTTCTGTTTTGAAAATGCCATGAAACCAATATCACATGTGGAATTCAGCAAACAGGTGAAAGATCACTTTGGCTATGACATCAAGACAGTACGTGTTAATGGTAAACCAACAAAGATATTTGTGAGGAAATAAACTGATGGCACTTAGTAAATACAGAGAACTTTATAAAAAGACCGGTGAAGCTGCCTGCCTTGAACTGCTGGCAGAAGAATGCACAGAACTTGCACATGCGTGTTTAAAGCTTGCCAGAAAGCAGCGTGGTGAAAATCCTACACCAACAACTATGCTGGACAGTGTGAAGGCAATACATGAAGAAATCGCAGATGTGGAACTGTGCATTGAAGTGCTGGCCTGTGCAAAGTGGTACGACAATGACAGATGCACAAACATGTTCTATGAAAAGCTGAAACGATGGATGACAAGGACAGGTATTAATAAGCATGGAAATGGACATCAAAGAAATCATTGAACAGGCAGCTGAAGCAACTGCACAAAGAACTGTGAAGAAGCTGAAGGATGCAGGCAGGATCACATATGTGTTCAGTAACAGTTTCAAAAAAACAGAAGAACTGCTGTACCTGTATCCAAAGCTTCCAGAAGACAATGCTGAAAGGATCAGGATTGATCAGGCACTGAAGAAGATTGAAACTGATGATTACTATGGTGTTATACCGTCAAGATACTTTGACGGTATGACCATTGCAGAAATCAGTGAAATCTATGACTGTAAGTACCAGAATATCAGCAAGAAAAGAAACAAGCTGGTGAAGATCCTTGCCAGTGAACTGTTTCCTGAAGATGTACTGAAAGAAATTTTGGAGAAATGAAACAAAGAAAAAGACCAAAAACGATTGTTGGAAAGCGTTTGATGATCCTGAAACGTGAATATGCAATGACATATAGAGAAATGGCAGATGATCTTGGTGCTGATTTTAATGGAGTGGCGCACTGGATGACAAAATATGTTTTTCCATCTGCACAGATGATCACCAAGATCTGCAAAACGTATGATGTCAGCGCAGATTGGCTGCTTGGTTTAAGTGATGAAAGGAAAAGACATGATTGACATTATTTTTGCATTCGTGCTTGGTGCAATGGCTGGTGGATTTATCATGCTGTTGGTACTTGCATGTATCATTGTGGGTGGTGATCACTATGTGGACAGTGACATGTGAAATGGTTCGTGGTGTTCTGGAATACTATGTTGAACACAAGGAAACTGGTGAAAGAAAAGGCACTTTTGACTGTCAAAAATGGACTGAAGAATTTGCAGCATTTCTGAATGGAAAGGAAGGATCATGACGGAACAGGAAGCAAAAGCTGTAATCAGAGAAGATCCAAAAGGTGACATAATAAAGCGATTGGAAGCAATAGCAGTTGCCAGATCTGTGCTTGGTGATAACTGCACAATGTCAGACATCTGGAAGTGGTGCGATGAAGAAAAAGCTGTGGCTGCTGGTGACATTTGATGAATATGAACTGCCATTGTTTGTTGCTGACAGTGCCAGTGAACTTGGCAGGCATGTTGGATTGAGTGCCAATGCAATCATATCTGCAGTATCAAAGGCAAAGCACAAAGGCTTTAGAAGCAGATATCATTCTGTGGAAATTGAAGATGATGAAGATCCACCTGTGTAAAAGCAGGTGGATTTTTTAACGCATTTTTAACGCATTTTTAACGCATTGTGTGTGTTTAAAATTTTTGTTTAACGCACGAAATGCGTTAAAAATTATCATGCAATCAGTGTACACTGATTAAATAATATCATGGTAAAAATAAGTGTACACTGATATACTTATATCATAAGGAACAGGAAAACAGCAGATCAGAAAGGAATCAAAAATGACATTCATCATCAAGAAAACAGCAAATATCATCACAGTGACAAGCGATTGCGGAACAATCTTTAAAAGCTGGTTTACAGATGATTTCACAGAAAGAAAGCTGAACAACACGATCAAGAAGATCACAAAAGAACTGAATGGTGATGCACAGTTTATCAGAACATTTTAAGAAAGGGAGATAAAACAATGAAAAGAACATTCCACAGAACAAGAAAAGTCACACTTGATGTTTATCCTGAATGCAAATACACAGCACCTGCAGAAGTCATTGAAAACTGCAAAAGCATTAAATACAACAACTGCACAGGTTTTGAAGTTGTTGAAGGTGAAGCTGCAAAAGCAATTGAAGCAGAAACTGATGCATCTGGAATTGATGACAATCATGAATATCTGGTGCTTTTTCTTGAAGATGGAAAAACGGCAACATTCAGAAATTCATATGTAGATCTGTTCCTATTTTAAACACAGCACCTTGGCAGTGGAAAGGTTAAACTGCCAGAAAGGATTGAACAATGATAAAAATTGATATGGAGATGCCAAAAAACTGTGAAGAATGTCAGTTTTTAGATTTTTATTTGAATAGTGATCATTTAATTTGTAAGGTAACTGAAGAAGATATTGAAGATGATGATGAATTTGATCATACGAAAAGAAGATTTGATTGGTGTCCATTATTACCTGCAGAAAACTGAAAGGAAGACAAAGAGATGAAAATAACAATTGTAGCAACAAAGGATATTGCAGGACTTTTCCCCATAAAGGCAGGCGAACAGATCAAAATTATCAATGGCAAAAATGTAAAGCGCATTGAAGCAGACAAGAAAAACATCAAGATCTTCTTCAAGAATGGCCTGTATGAATACTATCACACAGAACGTGTGAAGATTGAAATGAACTTTTGAAAGGATGACTGAGATGAAGTGGATCAAAGCAGTGGAACAGATTGAACAGGCACTGGCAGCTGGTAAAGCTGTCAGTGTCACCTATCACAAAAGGTGGATGACTAAACTTCCACAGTTTGATAAAGTGGATTCAGTTGTTAAATACGAATATGCAGGTGAGATCTGCAAGGCAGTGAACACATATTACAACCAGCTGAATGAAGGCAGTCATATCATTGATGAAGTGATCATTGAAGAAAGGTGAAGTGATGGCATATTATAATTATCATGCAACAGCTAAAAGGCTAATTGATGAAGGACATCTTGTGAAGATGGAAATTGTGGATCAGTGGAACAGCATTGCACCTGCGCTGGTTCTGTTTTTTGACAACCACAGGCCAATGCCAATCAGATCTTACAGATGGGATGAATATTTAAGTTTTAAAGGAATGGTGATAAACAATGAATGAAAAGAAAAAAGCAGCGCATGTGGCTGCAGCAGTAAAATACAACAGCAAGAACGTGAAGCAGATCAAGCTGAACCTGAATCTGAAAACAGATGCAGATATCATCAAGGCACTGGAAGCTGTGCCAAACAAGCAAGGATACATCAAAGATCTGATCAGAAAGGACATGAAAAGCACCTGAAAAGGTGCTTTTTTAATTTGTCAGAAAAGATTTACTTTGTTACGATCTGTTTACAATATCAGTGTACACTGATATAATTAGTTCATAAGGTTGAAACACATATTTGAAAGGAATTGATTGAAATGAAATACATGGTAGCTTGGAAAGAATTTGATAAAGGTTTAGAACGTGATGTGGAATGGCATTCATACTTTGAAAAGAAATCAGATGCATTAAAATACATGGATAAACTGCTTGAAGATAGATTCAAAGGCATCAAGTTACAAGCTATATAACAAGAAAGACCATCCACAAAGGATGGTCTTTTTCTTGATAGGAAGTAGTTTAAAAGGAGTTTATGACTTCGTATGACATTAAATATTGTCACCATTCTTCCAGATCTTCATACATTGATATCAGGATTATTCATGTTTTTATCTCTCTTTCATCACACTGCGCATTTTGAAAAAGATGCGCAGATTTTTTATTTTTGGACATAATAAAAGCATGAAAAAGATAATAATATCATTAGCTGCCTTTATTACTATTGCCACTGGTGTGGCAATGCCAGCTTCTGCACAGCACTGTGATGTTCAGCGTGGTGACAGTATGTGGCGCATTGCCAAAAGATATAAAGTGCCTTTTGGAAAGGTACTGATTTTGAATAAACATTTCAGGAATCCACACATGATCCATCCAAAGGATGAAGTGGAACTGCCTGATGGATCAGCTGGAACTTCCACAACAGATCCTGCCACAGGTGATAGCGCAGGCACTGGATCTGAAGGAAGACAGGCTGAAATGACACAGGCAGAAGCAATCCTGAAGCTTGTAAATCAGGAAAGAAAAAAGGCCGGTGTTCCTGCACTCACACTGTCAGATCAGCTGACTAACATTGCATACATTAAAGCCAAAGACATGGCTGACAAGAACTATTTCAGCCATGAATCACCAACATACGGTTCACCTTTTGACATGCTGAAGAAGTTTGGTGTTTCATATTCTGCTGCAGGTGAAAACATAGCTGCTGGACAGAAAACTGCAGAAGAAGTCATGAACAGCTGGATGAATTCAAGCGGTCACAAGGCCAATATCCTGAACAAGAATTATACACAGCTTGGTGTTGGTTTTTATCGTGGTGGTCAATATGGTACTGAATGGGTGCAGCTGTTCACAAGGCCATAAACAACAAAGCATCCTGACTTCAGGGTGCTTTTTTGGTTGCTTTGGTGGGTATCGTTTAAAGACCGGTTCTGATTGATAATTATTATGATGACATATTTTTCAGAAAGGTGGTGAATTCACATTGAACAAAGATTATTGGTTTGAATGGGCAAAGGCTGCTGGTGTACGTGCCATTAAGACTGTAGCACAGACTGCTGTTGCACTGATCGGTACAAATGCCATTGGTGTCACAGATGTTGACTGGTTCGCAGTTGGATCTGCAGCAGTGCTTGCAGGTATCGTGTCACTATTAACATCTGTTGCAGGCATTCCAGAGGTAGAAAAGAAATGAATTATTTGATCACTGCAGTTCTGTCAATTGTGTCTGGTGTGCTGGTAGCGATCATTAAAGGCCTTATTGATGAAAATGAAAAACTGCGTAACAAAAAACAGGATGATGAAAAGAAAGAATCTGAAGCACTGCGCAATGGAGTGCTGCAGCTGCTGAAGATCCAGATCATTGAATACCATGACAAATACATGGCAGATGACAACATACCACCATATGTTTATTCAAACTTTGACAGCATGTACAAAGCATATAAAGCATTGGGTGGCAATGGCACTATTACACGCATGAAAGAAGACATTGACAAGTTAAGAGTAGGAAAATGACATGATCAGATTTAATATTATAGGTTTTAAAAAGAATGATCCTGATCCACCAAGATGGGGTGACTGCACCATTATTGATGATGGTGCAAATTATCTGGTTATTGATGGTTATTGCCAGATAGGTACAACCAGACTGATCAGCAGGTTGAAAAAACTTGGTGTTAAGAATCCTGTGCTGTTCATCACACATGGTCATTATGATCATTACTATGGCATCAGAAAGATCATTAATGATTCGTATTTTGCACCAAAAGCACTGTATATGTATGATCCTGATTCACTGGTTACAAGTGCTTCATCTATCAGAAGTGAAATCCGAACCATGAAAGCAATCAAGGATGAAGCGCAAAAGCGTGGCATTCCTGTGAAGTACCTGAAGAATGGTGATCATTTGGAATTTGGTGAAATCAAGTTTAATGTGTATCGTGATCAGCCTAAATACACTGACAACAGTGATGCATACATAAATGATGGTTCACTGTGCTTCTGGTTTCCTGATCTTCTGTACCTGACAACAGGTGATGCTGGCATGTGGTGCGCCAACAGATACAATCTGCATCCCATTATGGTCAAGGGTGGTCATCATGGCAATGACATGTCTGGTGATGGCCTGAAACCTTCACAGATGTGTCCTTGGTTAAAAAGGCATGGCTGCAGATATTATTGGGATAACGACATTTCAGGAAATTACACAGATTTCCTTATGACAGGACGTGAAGATGCAATCAATGCAGGAATGAAGTATTTCAACTGCATTGGTGATCTGAACATTGTTGCCTGCACTGGCAACATGCACATCTACAAAAACATGCAGGTGTGGTCTTATCCTTGCAGCTATAAAGGTGCTAATCCTTTGAAAGGTGCAGATCCTGACATTGTTGCAGCAATCATGAAAGGCAATGCAGGTTCAAATAATGACAGGATCACATACCTGCTTGACAGATCTTACAATCCATTAAGTGTACAGAACAAGGTGAATCAGGTGGTGAACACTGCCAAAGGGATCAAGGATGGAACACTTGATTGGGGAAAGAATGAAGAAAGATATGCAAAGATCAATGCTGAACTTGGTGAAGGATATGCACCAATTGTCCAGAAGCAGATCAATGTGCTGTATGGCATCACCAAATGGTAAAGGTGGATAACTATGAACATGAATGGAATTGATATCAGCAATCATCAGTCAGGCATGGATCTGGCAAAGGTGCTTGATCAGACAAAAACAGATTTTGTCATTGTGAAAGCTTCAGAAGGACTGACTTTTGTTGATAAATACTGTGATAAGTTTTATCAGATCGCAAAGAAAAAAGGTGTTGGACTTGGTTTCTACCACTTCGCAAGGCCTGAACTGAACAGTGCTGCAAAAGAAGCTGAATTCTTCTGCAAGAACACTGAAGGCTATTTTGGGCAGGCAATACCGGTTCTTGATTGGGAATCATCCGGTAAAAAGAATGTTGCATGGGCAAAGGAATGGTTGGATCTTGTGTACAAGAAAACCGGTGTAAAACCAGTCATTTACATGTCTGAATCAGTGGTCAATGCGTACAACTGGAAAGCTGTTGCTGATGCTGGTTATGGTCTGTGGGTTGCCAAATATCGTGATTACAATGCTGACAGGAACTATGACATGGCCACTGCTGGAAAGAAACCTGTTGTGAAATGGTGGTCTTTCTATATGATGTGGCAGTGGACTTCTGTTGGCAGATTAAACGGATACAGCGGAAACCTTGACTGTGATGTGTTCTATGGCAACAGGGATCAGTGGGAAGCATATGTGAAATCTGCAAAGATCACCACTGGTGGTGTGCAGGTTGACAAGATCTATGGATATATTTCATTGTGCGCTAATCTTCCACTGCTGCGCATTGGCGCAAACTGCAATGCAGTCAGACTGGTTCAGATGGTCATTGGCGCAACTGTAGATGGTGATTTTGGGCCGAAAACAGAAGCAAAGCTGATGGAATTTGAAAAGAAATATGGACTGGTGCAGGATGGCCTTGTTGATGAAGGTGATTGGAAGGTGATCATGGATTGGTTAGCAACTGTTTAATTAATCGAATAAAACGAACAGAAGTGATGTGACATGAAAAAAGGTGGAAGGCCTTCCAAGTACGAAAACGATGTGAAACCACGTTTTGAAGAAATCAAGGAATGGCTGAAAATAGGCGCAACTGACAAAGAAATTGCTGAAAACCTTGGTATCAACAAGGCCACAATCTGTGAATACAAAAAGAAGTATCCTGAATTTAACGAACTTATAAAAGAAAGCAGAAAAGCACCTGTGCAGGCCATAAAAGCTGCACTTTTCAAACGTGCAACAGGCCTGCACTATTCGGAAAAAAAGACAGTCACTGAAAAGATAAAGCTGCCAAAGGAACTGCATCAACTTCTTGAAGATTGTGGTTTTGATACTGACAAGATTGAAAAGCCTGTGTTGATCAGAACAGAAGAATATGAAAAGTATTCAGTTCCAGATCCTGCTTCTGCGCTGATCCTGTTGAAACATTGGGACAAGGAAACTGAATGGTCACATGATCCTGCAACACTGAAGCTGAAGAAAAAAGAACTGGAACTGAAGAAAAAACACATGGAAAACATGGAGTGGTGACGATATGAAATTTTTTGTTATTGGTGAAGATAAAAGCCTGAAAGATGTTTCTGATGATGTTCTTGCGCTTGCAGGTGGAAACATGACAGGAAACATTGGTTTTGCTTCAGGCACAAGGATTGGTGACATGATCCGGTTCATTTCTGGTGATGCAAACGGATCTGGAATAAGTATTGGTGATGGTGGCATTGTTGTCATTGGATCAGGTGAATCTGCAAAGCTGCTTGAACCTGCAGCTGGATCAGGTGCAGCAGAAAGAATGGTGATTGCAGGTGATACCACCATTGAATTCTGGGTGAACTGCCAGAATGGTGCTGATGAAGCTGTACAGGTAACACTATCAAGAACAGGCCTGCTGTCAGGCCATCAGAAGGCCATCACAAGTGGCACTGCAGCACCAACAGGTGGTTCTAATGGTGATATCTATATTCAGTATTAAGGTGGTGAAAAATGGCTGTATCAGGCAATTTAAACACATCAAATGACAGGGTGAAATATAACATCACTGTCACTGAATCCAATGTGAATACTGCCAATAACACCAGTGACATCACTGTGCAGGTAAAGTTTTGGCGAACTAACACTGGCTATGAAACATACGGAACTGGCACAGTGTATGTTACTGTGGATGGCACACAGTACACGCAAGCAGTCACATCATCACAGAAGATCACAAATGCAGGCATTGTGCTGTTTAAGAAAACCATGACTATCAAACATGGCAGTGATGGATCTAAAACTGTGAATGTGAAAGCAAAGATCAGTTTGGGCAGTGTGCTTTCATCTGATTATCAAGGTTTTAATGTGGCCTTGACAAAGATCAGCACAACACCATCCAGCATTGGTTCATTCACGATCAGTGCCGGTTTTGGCAATTATGTTGGCCTTGGTGATACCATAACACTGCAGTGGTCAAAACCTTCTGGAACAGTGACAGGTTATGAACTGCAGTACCAGCGTGGCAGCAGTGGATGGAAGGCATTTAAATCAGTCAGTGCTTCCACAACAAGCACAACTGACAGCTTCACTGCAACTAACATTGAAACAAATGGCGCAGGATGTGCTGTGCAGTATCGTGTGCGTGCATTGAATGGATCACAGGCATCTGGCTGGAAAGTATCGAACACACTATACATAACAGGTGGCATGGATCTGAAAACAGGTTCTGGATGGAAAACAGGTTCTGTGTGGATCAAGGTGAATGGTACATGGAAGCGTGCAAAGCGTGTCTGGATCAAGGTGAATGGCACATGGCAGTATTCAAAATAAAGGGTGATACATATGGCGAACAGAATAAAAATGAATGTGCTGACTGTGGGGAATCAGGATTTTGAAATACATGATGAAGCAGCACATGGCAGAATTGATGAATTTGGCAATGTGCCTTTCATCACACATGAAGAAGATGCAGAGCTGGAACTTCCAGTGAACACGATCAGAGATGATGAAGTTGATGAAGAATCAACATGGTCATCCAACAAGATACAAAATGAAATCAGTGAAGCACTGCAGGCAAATACTCAAGCAATAGAAAGCAAGATCACTGAAGCACTGACATGGAAACCGGCAACAGAAACAGCACTGCTTGGTTATGTGTGGTGTGATATTCCATCAGATGCAAAAGAAATATTCCTTGATGCACATATTCCAGTCAATGCAGGCTGGAATTCAGTTGTTTTCCAGCTTCCAATTGTTAATTCTTTGTTTAACGCTGATCAGGTTCATGATTTTGTGAATCACTATACAGAGGCAAATGACGGTTTTGCAAAGATTGGAATCAGATTAAATGGAAACACAAAGCAGGTTGCATTAAGACAGCTGTGGATAAGTAATTCATCACTTGTAACTAGCAGCACTTATTGGAGGGTGTTTTACAGATGAGTAGTAAAAATGTTGTGTTGAAAGACACATTTGGAAATCAAATCTTTCCTGCTACAACAGCAGAACAAGTCAGTTATGATGGCACAAAAAACATGAAGCAGGCATTAGACACTGTGAACGCACATGTTACAGTTGCCAATGTAGCTGCAGACATGACCGATGAAACAAAGATCTATGTATACACAGGATCTGAAACAGGTTACACATTTGGTCACTGGTATTACTATGACGGATCTGCATGGACAGATGGTGGCGAATACATGAGCGGTGAAACTGACACCACACTTTCTATTGCTGGAACACCTGCAGATGCAAAGAAGACTGGCGATGAGATTTCTGACTTAAAGAGCGGAATAGCTCGCTTGGATGACTTATCCTTAAATATCGAAAACAATGGCATGCCAGTCGGGTGGTTTGAACGAGGGTCAATTTCAAACGGAGCAAATGACACATACCGTTCTGGCAGTCGTGCAAGAACTAAGAACATGCTACGCTTCAATTCGATGATAGCAGTTACAGTCACTAGTGGATATTTTCTGATAGCATATTACGATGCCAATAATACATGGACATCAAACAGCGGATGGAAAACATCTTCTAATACCATCGCCATATCAAAAAATCAGAATTTCCGCATCGTGGTATCGCTTAATAACAGTGCACCAGCAAGCCAGACAGATGCACTGGCAGATATGGTAGACATCTTAGTGTTTAAAACAGATGCTACAGAAAAACGATTCAAAAATGTGTTGAATATGGAATTTGAACATGGTTCGTTGAATAATGGGGCTGATGACACCTACAATCAGAATGCAAGATGTCGCACAGTCGGAATCTGTCAGTTTCCTTTTGATGTCAATGTGTCCATGAAAAGCGGAAACTATGTCATACACTTTTTGGACGAATCTGGAACATACACAAACAAAACTACTTGGAGAACCACAGAAAAATATAGAATTAGCGCACATACAAAATTTAGATTGTCGCTTACTGATGATCCAACATCAAATGTATATGCAGACTTGTCTGACATGGTTGAAAACCTTGATGTGGAGATATTGCAAAGCAACGCTTTTACAAGTGCGTGCCCAAACATTATTTTTCAGTGCCGAAATGTGGATGAAGATCATATTCCGCCAGAATCAAAATGGTATGTGAAAGAAGCTGCACGCAATCAATATGACAGAGTGCGATTTACTTACAGAAAAACAAGTGATGGTTATTATTTCAACTGTCATGATGATGTTATCAACAATGTTGCAAGAAACATGGATGGAACAGAAATATCAACAAGCATTTCCGCAAACAGTCAAACATTGGCAACGCTCAATTCCTATGATTGGGGTATTAAATACGCATCAAAATATGCTGGTGCAAAAGTTCCGCTGTTAGAAGATGGTATGAAATATGCAGCACTGTTTAATCTTGGTGTTACGTTACATTCTTCAACAGCATTATATGAAACAGATGAAGATGTGCAGAATCTTCTCGCAATGACAGATAAATATGGGTTGACGGATAACTTGATTGTCATCACTGGAAATGGTCACAATTTTGTCACAATGCAGAAGTATTTAGCGCACAATCCAAGAATTTCATATTATGTTGGTGCTGAAGAATCTTTCTTTAATGATGCAAATAATATTGCAAGCATTAAAGCATTACAGACGGACTTTAATAAAATCTATGTTCAACTTTATCCTTGGAGAACAGCACCAACAAGCACATTTGTTGCATTGGCAAAAGAGAATAATTTTATTCTTTATGATTCTATAACTATGTCCGAAAGTGATTTGCTTGATTTAAATACCTTTAACAAAGGATACGGACTGATGGAAGCAAATAATGTTTATAGGATCAAAGATACAGTTAGAAATTGGGCGAATGGCTTGATTGATTAAAAAGTACGTTAAAGCATATATTAACGAGATTTCTGATAGTTTTCTCAACAACTATAATATGCCGACTTTCCTTGGTGACAACCTGCATCCTACAGATGAAGGACAGTGGATGCTTGCAAGGGAATTATCTAAAAAAATTTTCATTTAAGTGGCATTTGAAAGGTGGTGATTCCATTGGACAAAACAGTAACTGAACAGCAGGAAGATCTTAAAGATGCAGTTAGGGAAGATTTGAAACCAAAAGGTAAATGACAACAGCTGCACATTGATGTAGTTGGAAGGATGGCACAGCTGTCTAATACAAGATAAAGCGCACAGCAATGTGCGCTTTATTCATAGGTGATACATATGAAAGAAGAATATGAAAAATGTTTTGTTTATCAATGTTTAAGTGTAGTTTGTCATGGTGCTTCATTAGAAAGTCAAAAGTTTATAAAAACCTGCTGTGATTGTCCAGCTTTCAGAAACTGGTTAAAAGAACGTGAAAGAAGGAAAGTGCAACATGAAAACACGTGAACAGTTTTATAAATCTAAACAGTGGGAAGCATTCAGGAAGGTGATCATTGAACAGCGCACTGATGCTGATGGATATGTACACTGCTGCGAATGTGGGAAACCAATATTGAAGAAGTATGATCTGATCATACATCACAAACAGGAACTGTCTGAAGCGAATGTGAATGATGCGCTGGTTGCGCTTAATCCTGACAATGTGGAATGCATCTGCTTCAGGTGTCACAACAAAGTACATGCACGATTCACTGAAGGCCATGGATCTACAGCAAGACCGGTGCAGAAACATGTGTACATTGTGTATGGTTCACCTGCTGCAGGTAAGTCAACATGGGTACACAGTGTAGCATCACAGTATGATCTGGTTGTGGATCTGGATAACATATGGCAGATGATCAGCATCAATGACAGGTATGACAAACCACCAGCACTGCGCAGCGTGGTGTTCCAGATGCGTGACAAGATGTATGACATCATCAAGTACAGATCAGGCAAGTGGCACAATGCTTTCATCATCACTGGTGGTGCGCTTAAAGGTGACAGGGACAGACTGAAGCAGCGTGTTGGTGCTGATGAACTGATCTTTATTGATACACCAATAGAAGAATGTATCAAGCGCATCAGTGAACGTGAAGAACTTAATAATGATCAGGTGGGTATGTGGGTTGACTATGTTTCAGAGTGGTTCAAAACATTTCAGCCTGATGTGTCAGACAATTCAGATATCCCCCCATCAGCTACAGAATGACTTTGAAAGGGGAGTGCATGGGAGAAAGCCTTTCTTTCACAGAAAGTCATTTTTTGAGATTTTATAAAATGAATTGCCCAAAGTTTTTATTGTATGGATTTACATAAAATTTTTTCGGATCTTATTTTAGTTTTTGACTGTTACCAAAGCAATGGACTAGTAACAAACCAGTAACGCTAGTTTTGCCGATAAATAAAGGCTTTTTATCTGTGTACACTGATTTGCATTACTAGTTACTATATATAATTTTTCTTTATATATAATATATAAACACACAGTGCTTAATAAAAAATATAAATGGTTGATTTAAACCAGTAACACTAGTAACACATGCCAAAAAACCTGATATTTATGGGCTTTTTCAGCGTTACTGGTGTGTTACTATCAGTGTACACGTATAGTAACACCTTGAAATGCCAGTTTTGCCCATAAATAAAGGCTTTTTTGCGTTACTAGTGTGTGAAATCATTGTACACTGATTGCTTCAAAATCATGCAAAAAAGGGGTTAAAAATGACAAGAAAACAGGAACTTTTGAAGATATTTGAATCAGTTGAAGATACAAAAGGCCTGATCAGGCCAATGATTGATGATGTAATCTTTCTTGAATGCAAGCTGGAAGATCTGCGCAAGCTGCCTTTTCTGCGTGTGAATCCTGCAGATCCATCACAGCAGAAAGCAACTCCAGCTGCAAAACAGTACAAGGAACTTCTGCAGCAGTACAACAACTGCATCAAGATCCTTGCCGGTGTACTGCGCAAAGATGCGGTTGAAGAAGAATCACCACTGCGTGCATTCCTGCAGGCCAGAAAGGAAACACTATGATCATACATAGTAATGGATATCTGGAAGAATACCACAGACAGATCATGGCTGGTGAAATCATTGCAGGCCATGAACTGAAAACAGAACTGTTAAAGCTTCTGGAAGAAATGGATGATAACAGATACATATATGATACACGTGATGCGGATCTGCGCATGGACTTCATGGAACACTGTGTGCGCTTGACAAAATCACCTTTCTATGGACAGCCAATGATCTTGATGCTGTGGCAGAAAGCTTTCATCAGTGCCATATACGGTTTTAAGATGGCAACTGATCACACAGACCGGTTCAGAAAGATCCTGCTGCTGATTGCTAGGAAGAATACAAAAAGTGAAACCTGCAGTGGACTTGGTTTGACTGAACTGATCACTGGCAATGATGGATCTGACATTGTGTGCAGCAGTAATGATGATAATCAGGCAAACATTCTGTATCAGGCCATTGACACTATGCGCTTGATGATTGATCCAAAGCAGAAAGATACATGGAAGAACCAGCAGTGGATCAAGTGCAAAATCAATGGCAGCAAGGTGTTCAAGCTTTCCGAAAGAACCAGAAACAAGGAAGGCAGAAACATTGATTTTGCTGTAATTGATGAAGTACATGAAATGAAGGACAACACGATTGTGAAATCAATTGAACAGTCACAATCCTTGAAACCAAATCCAAAGCTGATCCTGATCACCACTGAAGGTTTTGTGAATGGTGGTTTCCTTGATGATGAACTGGTGAAGGCAAGACAGATCCTGAATGGTGAAGATGACAGCACATCTGCTGAAAGATATCTGCCATGGCTATACACACAGGATTCAGAACAGGAAGTGTGGCAGGATGAATCTTCATGGATGAAAAGCAATCCAACATTAGGCATGGTGAAAAGGTATGATTATCTGCGTGAACAGGTGGATGCAGCACGCAGATCCAAAGCTGACAGGATGTTTACACTGTCAAAGGATTTTAATTTCAAAGTCAGCAACAGTGAAGCTTGGATCATGGGCGAATTGTTGGAGTATTCGAGGGTATTCAATCTTGAAGATTTCCATGGGAAAATAGCATTGGGTGGTGTTGACTTAGCTGAAACCACTGACATGTGCAGCGCAAAAGTGCTGATGCTGAAACCAGATGATCCTGTGAAGTACATCCATCAGATGTATTGGATACCTGAATCAAAACTAAAGAACAGTGCTGATACAGAATCAGGTGCAAAATATGCTGAATGGGCAAGACAGGGACTGATCAGGATCACAGAAGGCAATGAAGTTGATGTAGCGCAGGTTGCTGACTGGTTCGCAGAACTTTACAAAGATCATGGAATCAGGCTGTATAAATGCGGATATGATCAGCGGTTTGCAAAAGAATTCCTGAAGCGCATGGATGATTACAGTTTTGAATATGAAATGATTTATCAGAACCGGTTTGTTTTATCATCACCAATGCGCTTGGTGGAAGCTGATATTCTGGATCAGCTGATTGCATTCAATGATAATCCTGTTGACAAGTGGTGTTTACAGAACACCAGCGTGCAGGTTTGGGATACAGGGCATATCATGCCAATCAAGATCAAAGGACAGGCAGCCAGAAGGATTGATGGCACACTGTCACTGATCATGGCCTATGAAATGCTTAGACGATACAAAACAGATATTAGAAATGCGCTGTGAAGCAGGTGAAATGAAGAAATGGGATGGTTAGATAGATTTTTTAGAAAAGCACCAAAGAACAGCAGGTTTGCACCAACATTTGATGGATACACACCAATCTATTCACAGTTTGGTACAAACATCTATGCAAGTGATGTTGTGCAGCAGGCACTAAAGTGCATTGTGGATGAAATGAAAAAACTGAATCCGGTTCATGTGCGGTATACCAGCAATGATCCTGTTCCAGTAAAAAGCACAATACAGGATGTTCTGAACAATCCAAACCAGCTGATGACAACCAGTGAATTTATTGAAAAAACTGTTTGGTTGCTGCTGATGAACTACAATGTGTTCATCATTCCCACATATTACACATGGATTGATGAAAAGACCGGTGTTGAAAGAAGGTATTATGATTCACTGTATCCTATCAATCCAACACAGGTTGACTTCATTGAAGATGCAGGTGGCAGGCTGTTTGTAAAGTTCTGGTTCTGGAATGGAGAAACCACCACAATTCCCTATGATGATGTGATCCATATCAAATACAATTATTCACTTGGTGAATACATGGGTGGCAACAGGTTTGGTCAGCCAGATCATGAAGCACTGCTGAACACACTGAATCTGAACAGTACACTGCTGAATGGTATTGCAAAAGCCATGAACAGTTCATATGCAGTGAATGGAATTGTGAAGTATAACACACTGCTGGATGATGGCAAGGTTGAAGCGAATGTTAAGGAACTGGAAAGGAAGCTGCAGAACAGTGAAAGCGGTATCCTTCCACTGGATCTGAAAGCTGAATTCACACCATTTCCACGTGATATCCAGCTTGTTGATGAAGCAACACTGAAGTTTGTTGATGAAAAGATCCTGCGCAATTGGGGAATTTCACTTGCGATCCTGACAGGTGATTACACTAAAGAACAGTATGAAGCATTCTATCAGAAGACACTTGAACCACTGATCACTGCTATTTCACAGGCCTTCACAAAGAAAGTTTTCACATCACGTGAAAAGGCATTTGGCAATGTGATCAAGTTCTATCCAAAAGATCTGATCTTCATGACCACCACACAGAAGCTTGAATTGGTCAATCTTCTGTCACCAACAGGTGCGATCTTTGAAAACGAAAAAAGAACCATGTTTGGATTGATGCCACTGCCAGAACTGGAAGGAAAGCGGTACATGTCGCTGAACTGGGTTGATGCTGACATGGCAAACCAGTATCAAATGGGCAAGATCGGAAATGTGCAGATGGATGTCATTGATGAATCAAAGCAGGAAACATTGACAGAAACTGAAGAAGAACTGTGAAAGGATGATTGACAATGCCTGATTATATTGTGATAAATGATGATCTGCGAACAATGCAGATACCTGACAGCATCACACTGCTTGGTGTTGAATCAGATGATGATGTAAACAAGATACCTTTCCAGATGCCAAAAGAATACTGTGGTTGGGATCTTTCCACCTTTGAAGCAAGGATCAATTATCTGAATGCCAATGGTGAAGGTGATATCTATATTGTTGATGATCTTGCTGTTGATGGTGATAATCCTGCACTGATGACATTCACATGGCTGGTTGGCAGAACAGCTTGCATGTATAAAGGTGATACAAAATTCATTGTGTGCCTGAAAAAATTTGCAGATGATAGTTCTGGTGATGTGGTGCAGGAATTCAACACCACTGTGTATAGTCTGCCAGTGCTTGAAGGCCTTGAAACTGTTGATGCAGTTGTGCAGCAGAATCCAGACATCATTGAATACATACTGAAACGCATTGAAGATGCAGGTATGATTGATCCTGATGATTATTACACCAAAGAACAGACAGATGAACTGATTCCAACACATCTGCCTAATCCAGAATCATTGGTGATCAATGGCACATCATATGATGGATCTGAACCGGTTGACATTACGATTGAAGCAACAAGTGAAATACTTGCAACTGCAAGTGGCAAGATCATTCATGTGGTTGATGCAGTTCCACAGGCTATTGACAGTTTAACGCTTTATGGCACAGGTGGAACTGAAGTTGCAGAAGCTTCCATTGCGATCACTAACAAAAACCTGTTCAGGATTGATCTGCTGTCAGATCATCTGGTTTCAAAAGGTGTAACATTTGACAAACAGTCAAATGGATCTGTGAAGTGTTCAGGTACTTCCACTGGAACATATGCAATGACCAGCTGCAGCCTTGATAAAAACATGTTTGTGGTTGGTGAAACCTATACACTGTCAAGTGGCAAGGTTACAGGCTATACATATGTGCAGCTGATACTGAATTACACTGATGACACCACTGATTATATAGTTGCAAGGAACAGTGCAAGAACATTCACGATCAGCAAGGAAGTGGAAAGCTGCACTGCATCGGTTCAGCTGACTGACAGTGGTGTTACTGTTGATAATGAAGTGGTATGGCCACAGCTTGAACTTGCAAGTACATCTTCCACTTTTGTGCTTAATACATACACTTCAATGACATATGATGGATCAACAATGCCTGTTCTGCCTGCTGCCATTTCTAATCTGTGGGCAAATGATGATGCTGTGACAAACATATCTATGCAGTATGAAGCAGATGTGGTTGCATCAAAGATTGATGAATATGTGCAGGCAAATTTGAAAGGTGCAGCAGTTAGTGGTGTTCTGGTTGCCACACATGATGGTTTTGGACATGTGACACTTGGTTTGGAGTGATAGAGATGAAAAAAGAATTTGAACAGAGATCATACAATTTTGAGATCAGAGCAGAACAGAATGAAGATGAAGTTGGTGTGATCACTGGAAGGCCGATTGTTTACAACAGCAGAACAGATCTTGGTTACTTTGATGAAGTCATTGAACGTGGCGCATTGAATGGTGCTGATCTGCGTGATGTCAGATTTCTTGTGAATCATGACATCAGTAAAATTCCGCTGGCAAGATCCAGAAACAACAATGCCAACAGCACAATGCAGCTGATGCCTGATGATCAAGGCATGGCAATCAGGGTGAATCTGGATGTGAAGAACAATTCAGATGCAAGAAACCTGTATTCTGCAATTGAACGTGGTGATATCACTGGCATGTCATTCATGTTCCAGATTGATGATGAAGAATGGACAGAACTTGATTCTGAACATCCTACAAGACACATTAAACGGATTTCAAACGTGATCGAAGTATCTGCAGTTACATTTCCTGCGTATGAAGATACTGAAATCAGTGTTAGAAATAAAAAAGCATTGGAGAATGCGAAGTTAGCACTGGATAGTGCGAAGCGGTCACTGGATAGTGAATTGGAACTGGCGAAAGTCAAATTTGATGCACTTATAAAAGTGAGGTAACGACAATGAAAGATTTCCTGAAGAAACTTATTGAAAAGAGAAAAAATAGAATCACAGAGATCAGATCCGCAATTCAGGCCAGCAATGATGTAGATGAAGTCAGATCACTGACTGCTGAAGCTGAAAAGCTGCAGGATGAACTGAATGAAGCACAGACAAAATTGAATGAGATTGAAGCAGAAGAACAGCGTGCAGCACAGCAGGCACAGGAAGCTGAACAGCGTGGTGGTGTTCCTGCAGGTGCGCAGCTTCACAATCCGCAGATTAATGGATCTTTTACGACACAGACCGGTGCTGCAGAACAGCGTGATGTGGTTGATCCGCATGACACTGTTGAATACAGGCAGGCATTCATGAAGTATATCCAGAAAGGCACACCTATTACAATGCGTGCCGGTGATGCGATCAGCACACCTGACACTGCACCTGCTATTCCGCTGACTATCATGAATCAGGTGATCAACACTGTCAGGCTGCGTTATGGAAACCTTTACAACAAGGTTCGTCACCTTAATGTTCAGGGTGGCATTCAGTTTCCGATTGGTGCGCTGCGTGCATCTTTCAAGTGGATCAATGAAAGCACTGTTTCACCTAGACAGAAGCTTGATCCGCTGGCAAAGATCATGTTCAGCTATCATGTGGCAGAAATCCGCATTGCACAGACATTCCTTGCTTCCATCGTAACGCTTGAAGCGTTTGAAGCAAAGATTGCTGAAGTGATCGCAATTGCTTATCTTGAAGCTATGGATCAGGCCATTGTGAATGGAACTGGTGAAGGTATGCCACTTGGAATCCTGAATGATCCTAGAGTTACAAACGTTATCGAAATGACTGCTGCAGATCTGAATGACTGGACAGCATGGAGAAAGAAATTTTTTGCAAAGCTTCCGCTTGGTTATCGTGCCGGTGATTTCATTTTCCCTCTTTCCACAGTGGAAACCTATCTTGAAACAATGGCAGATGCCAATGGCAATCCTGTATTCAGACAGGCAACTGGCCTTGAAGTGAATGATGGTGATCAGAGAAATCCTAATGGCAGATTCTTTGGAAGGGAAATTTCCCTTGTTGAACCTGACATTCTGCCTGATTTTGATTCTGCTTCTGCAGGTGATGTGATCGGTATCTTCTGGCAGCCTGATGAATATGCGCTGAATGAAAACTTTGGTTTCACCATGCGCAGGTGGTTCGATGAAGAAGCAAATGAATGGGTTGATAAAGCACTGGTTGTTGTTGATGGCAAGGTGCTGAATCCGGTTGGTTATTACCTGATCAAGAAAAAGAATTCCTGATGAAAGGAAGGTGTGATCATGGATAGAACTATTGATGCACTGAAAAATTTGTATGTGTCATTGGGTGGAACAGCATCTGATGTTGCCAACATGACATATATTCCTGATCTTATCAATGCTATTGCAACTGTTGCTGCGAATCTTGTTGCAGCAGTAAATGCAGAAGGCTAATTTGAAAGGTGGTAAATAAAATGATCAATACTGATAGAATCGTACCAATTACTACTGTTGATCTGATTTCCATGTATGGACTGATCCTGCTGCAGGCATCTGCAAACAGCGGAATGACTGCACTTCAGGCAGATACTGTTGCCGGTGATTTTTCCTGTGGCACTGGCATTCATCTGGCAGCACAGCCTGTGAAAACATGTGATTTCACTGGCGCATCTGGCACACTGTATTTTGTTCCTGCATTTGATTATGCAGGCTTTACAAAGGCAGGTGCTGCAGCAACTATTGCTGATAATGATGTGGTTGTCAATCCTGATGGACACACACTGTATAAGGCAGTGCTGGCATCCAATACTGTGACGATCACACAGGCTGGCTTCTGATCTGAAAGGTGGTGTGTGCAATGAACTATCTTGATGATGTTAAAAATGCCATTGGCATCACTGGAACATATCAGGATGCAACACTTCTGGTCTATATTGATGAAGTTGTTTCTTTCCTGCAGGATGCTGGTGTGAAACCTGCAAATATCACAAGTGGTGTTGTTGCACGTGGTGTATCTGATCTGTGGAATTATGGTGCTGGTGAAGGCAAGCTGTCATCATATTTCATCCAGCGTGCTTCACAGCTTGCGCTGAAAGGACAGTGGTGATCATGGCAAGAAATTATAAACCTTCAGCACCATTTAATGTAGCAATGAAATTGCTGACACCTGTGACGGTCACTGAATATGGTGCAGTGAAAAAAACATTCACTGCACCAGAAACCAGTGAATTGTTCTATGGATCTTTCAGAACCTTTGGTGGTACTGAAAACATCAAAGATGATGTTTACACCATTGTAGATACAGCTTTGATTGATACATGGTACAGGCCTGACATTAAAGCTGACTGCCAGATTTATATCTGTGATACTGATCAGATTTATGACATCATCAGTGATCCTGAAGATATTGATTTCAGGCATCAGTACCTGCAGTTCAAGGTGCAGAAGTTTGGTGGTAAACCGTAATGGCAAAGATGTCAATCTTGTTTAATGGTTTTGAAGATCTTGCTGCAGCTGTTGACAGATCTGATGGTGATCTTGAAAAGGCAGTTGATGAAGCATTGACTGAAACTGCAAAGTACATTCAAAGTCAGGTATCAAGTGCAGCAGCACCTTATGCAGCCAAAGGCCTGAAAGGATATGCCACAGGCAGAATGTACAGTGCCATTATCAATGACAATCATGTTTATTGGAATGGTCATGTTGCTGAAGTTGGTGTTGGTTTTGCTTTGAATGAAAGCAGTGGATGGCATTCAATCTTCATTATGTACGGTACACCACGAATGGCGAAAGACACTAAAGTTTACAATGCAATCAAAGGTGCGAAAACAAAGAAAGAAATTGCAAAAATTCAGCAGGAAATCATGCAGAAGTATATCAAGTTAGGTGGTGAATGATATGTCATTGACTGATGTGAAGCAATTATTAATCAATACACTGACAGATGAATTTCATTTGCCTGTTTACCTGCAAGGATCACTATCTGCTGATGATGAATATCCTGCTGCTTTTTTTACATTCTGGAACAATTCCACTGATGATGATGCATTTTATGACAACACAGAATCAGATACAATTTGGAACTTTGACTTGAATTATTATTCAAATGATCCTGTCAGTGTCAATAGTGTTTTGCTGGAAGCAAAAAGGCTTTTGAAGTCAGTTGGATTCATACCTGATGGATCTGGACATGATGTGCTTTCAGATGAACCAACACACACTGGCAGAGGAATGACACTGTTATTTATTCAGAAAGTGAGGAATTAACATGGCACAGTATGTTGATGAATTCCGTGGTACAGATCATCTGGTGTATGCACCAGTTCTGTATGACAATAATGAAACTACAGGTGCTGAAGGCACAAATGGTTATGTGACCGGTGATGTCAAGATCCTTGCACCTGTTGCAGAGATCAGCAAATCTGTTGAAACATCTTCTGACACAAAATACTATGACAATAAACCTGCACTGGTTATCAATGGTGAAGGTGCTGATACCATCACGCTGACTGTTCCTGCGCTGGATCTGCCTACACTGGCAGATATCACTGGCAAGGGATACGATGAAACCACAGGTGCATTTACTGATGGTGAACGCATTTCAAGATATTTTGCACTTGGTTACAGGCTGCGCTTGACTGATGGCACATACAGGTATGTATGGAGATACAAAGGAACATTTGGTATTCCTGATGAAACATCACAGACAGAGAACGCAGGCACTGATTCCAACAACCAGCAGCTGACATATGTAGGTATTCAGACAATGCACCAGTTTGCAAAGTCGCTGCCTAATCCTAATATGTCACAGAAGGCACTTGTTGTTGATGAACGTGATGGAAAAGCGGATCTGTCCACATTCTTTGATGAAGTGACCACCTGTGACACACTGCAGGCCAAAGCTGCAGCAGCATCTGGATCTGGAACAGGTACTGGATCTGGAACAGGTACTGGATCTGGAACAGGTACTTGATAAGCTGATCAGATGGTTGTACGGACAGCAGCACTGCAGGCATGTTTTCAGGTGTTCCTTCCTGCCTGAATTACGTACAACCATAATGAAAGGAAGATACAATCATGAAGCTTAATATTTATAAAAATCAGCGTGAAGTTGAAAAAACATATGAGATTGACAACTATGACATCATGTATGGCACTGTTGAAGATGTGCTTGCAATGTTTGATGACATAGATGATTTTGGTGATAACATGCAGATCTTCAAAGTGATCCAGAAGAACAGGACAAAGCTGAATGATCTGTTGAAAGATATTTTCCCTGATCTGACGGATGATGAACTGCGCAGGATTAAGCTGAAGGAACTTGTGCCGGTATTCATGGGATTATTCACATATATTCAGACATCCTTTGGTACTGAAAAAAACTAATGGATGGCAGCAGTGATGATGCTGCTGCCATTTCTTTATATGAAACATTTTTTGATCTTGAAGATAATCTGTGCCAAAGGTATCCTGCACTGACACCATTTGTTGTCAGAAGGGAAAAGGTTGGTGAAGTGATCCTGCTGGTGAAGCGGATCAACAGGAAGAATCTGCGTGAAAAAGGAATTCAGCACACTGACAAGGTGTGGACTGATTCAAAAGGTAATTTACATATAAGGCGAAAAGCCAAAACTGATGATTGGTATTAAGGGTGATGTAACATGCCAAACAACAATGAAAGCACAATGAAATGGAAGGTTGACATTACGCAGCTGAAAGCAGCCATGCAGGAAGCAAAGCGGTCAATCAATCAGACAAATGCCGAATTCAAAACAGCAACTGCTGGCATGGATATGTGGTCAAAAAGCACCAGTGGCCTTGAAGCAAAGCTGAAGCAGTTGAATGGTGTTTTACCTGCGCAGAAAAGGCAGTTGGAAGTGCTTGAAGCACAGTATGCTGATACAGTCAAAAAAATGGGTGAAAACTCATCTGCTGCAGCTGATCTGAAGATCAAGATTGAAGAACAGAAAGCAGTTATCACAAAAACTGAAACCAGCATATCCAAATATACTGATCAGCTTGCTGATATGAAAGCAAAGGAAGCTGAATCTGAAAGTGCAACAGGCAAGCTGACAAAGACCATTGAAGAACAGGAAAAACAGCTTGCACAGCTGAAAAAGGCACACGCAGATGCTGTGCTGGAATATGGTGAAAACTCCAAAGAAGCAAAAGCACTTGCCAGCCAGATTGAAAGTTTATCTGGTGAACTTGTTGATAACAAGAAAAAACTGACTGATGCTGAATCAGCAGCTAATGATTTTGATAAATCACTTGAAGATACAGGTAAAAGTGCAGATAAAGCTGAAGGTGGTTTCACCATTCTTAAAGGTGCGCTTGCCAATCTGGTCACACAGGGTATCAATCTTGTTATTGATGGTCTGAAGAACCTTGGAAGTGCAGCTGCAGATGCATGGAAAGAATTTGATGAAGGTGCTGACATTATCATTGCAAAAACCGGTGCAACTGGTGAAGCTGCAGATGATCTGCAAAGAGTATATAAAAATGTATCAAAGCAGGTTGTTGGCAGTTTTGATGAAATGGGTACAGCAGTTGGTGAAGTAAACACAAGGTTTGGTGTGACTGGTGATGATCTTGAAGATCTTTCTGTGAAGTTCCTGAAGTTTGCAAAACTGAATGGCACTGATGTCAATTCGTCCATTGATTCTGTACAGGCAGCAATGGCTGCATGGGGATTAGAAGCCAAAGATGCTGGTGACATGCTGGATGTTCTGAACAAGGCTGGACAGGATACAGGTGTTGCTGTTGATTCGCTTGCAGATTCGCTGAAGACAAATGCACCTGCACTGCAAGAAATGGGATTCAATGCATCAGATGCAGCAATGTTCCTTGCTAATCTTGACAAGAATGGTGTTGATGCATCTTCCACTATGGGTGGCCTGAAAAAAGCACTTGCCAATGCTGCCAAAGAAGGCAAGCCGATGGATAAAGCAATGCAGGACATTGAAAAATCTATCAAAGGCGCAGAATCTGAAACAAAAGCTATCCAGAAGGCTATGGATCTGTTTGGTGCTAAAGCTGGGCCTGCCATTGCAAAAGCTGTAAGAAGTGGAAAGCTTTCTTTTGCTGATCTTGGCACATCCATGAAGGATTTTGAAGGCAATGTTAATGATACCTTTGAAAACACATTAGATGCACCAGACAAATTTGCATTAGCTATTCAAGGCATCAGAACTGACATGGCTGACATGGCTGGTGATCTGATGGACAAATATGCACCACAGATTGAAGGTGCTATAGAAGGCATTTCAAAGGTTGCAGAAGGATTATTTGATGCTGTTGATGCTGGTATTGGATTTTTTGTTGATAATGGTGATGCAGTCATTGCTACAATTGCAGGCATTGCATCTGCAACAGCTGTTTATATTGGATATACAACTGCGCTGAAAGTCATGAAAGAAGGCTGGATGGCAATTGAAATTGTGCAGAAAGCAGTGACAGCTGGACAGGCTGCCATGAATGCTGTTATGGCAGCTAATCCAATTGGCTTGGTTATTGCTGCAATTGTGGGATTGGTTGCAGCCTTTGTGATCCTGTGGAATAAGTCAGAAGCATTCAGAAACTTCTGGATTGGCCTGTGGGAAAA